TACTTCATCCACCTTTACTAAGGTGCAGTTAAATGCTGAACTTTTTGATACAAATAGCAATTTTGACACGGCAACAAATTATCGTTTTACGCCAACAGTAGCTGGCTATTATCAAATTAACTTTATTATGTCTGCGTTTGACAGCACCTCTCCAACACGATGCCTTTCTGTTCTTTACAAAAACGGGGGTGCTTATACATATGGAAGTGACTATTCAGCAACGGCTGGTATAGGCACTTCTGTAGGTTCAGCAGTTGTTTATATGAATGGTTCTACAGATTATCTAGAACTTTACGCATATATTACTGCAACAACTGCCGTTATTTCGACGGTTGGATCGTCTTCAGTTTATACAAATATGTCTGGCGCGCTTGTGAGGGCTGCATAATGACCCTGTATCAACGTATCATGGTAATATACCCCGATCTGTTACCGCAGGACTTCCTGATCGTCATCCGCCTTCAAAACGACAGCGATGGCCGGGGCGACTATATCGCAGCCTGGAACCATCCGACATTTGCACAGCCAACGCAGGAACAGCTTGATGCTGTTGGAGGCATCTAATGCCAATCACCATTTCTGGCTCCACAGGTATCGCGGGTGTTGACGGCTCTGCCGCCACCCCAGCTGTGCAGGGTACTGACACGAATACGGGTATGTATTTTGCTGCTGACGCCATCTATTTTACGGAAGGCGGTGTTCAATGTGGTGCATTTGATTCAAGTGCCAACTTCCAATTCAACTCCGGTTACGGTTCCGTCGCCACTGCGTATGGTTGCCGCGCTTGGGTGAACTTCAATGGCACAGGCGCAGTCGCCATCCGCGCGAGCGGGAATGTCACCAGTATCACGGATAACGGAACTGGCGACTATACGGTGAATTTTACCAGCGCAATGCCAGATGGAAATTACTCTTGTTATAGATGCGATAGCGAAGTTGGTGTTGGAGAATTTGTTGCTTTGAATACTGGAAGCACAAGGTTTAGAGTTCGAAACAGCGCTTTTGCTTTAATAGATTCATCAGTTATTCTTTTCGCTGTCTTCCGCTGAAAGGTAATCCAATGAACCAGCGCATCATCTACCCCACAGACGAAGGCGGTGTTGCCGTCGTCATCCCCGCCCCCGAGTGCGGCCTGACGATTGAAGAAATTGCGGCCAAGGATGTGCCTGCGGGTAAGCCGTTTAAGATTGTGGATGTGGCGGATATTCCGTCAGACCGCACCTTCCGCGATGCGTGGGAATACACTCCATGATCACCGTCAACATCGACAAGGCCAAGGCCATCGCCCATGACCGTCGCCGTGCGGCCCGTGCAGAGGAGTTCAAGCCGCATGATGAGATCATCATGAAGCAAATCCCTGGTGCTGACGCTGCGGCTGCTGAACAGGCTCGCAAGGACATTCGCTTTAAGTATGCGCTGATCCAAGAAGCCATTGATTTGGCTAAATCGCCTGACGAAATCAAGGCCGCTTTAGGAGCCTAAACATGTCCACCTTGCAAGCCACGAACCTCAAGCACGCCAGCAGCGCCAGCAACAACATTGTGCTGGATAGCAGCGGCAATGCGACCTTTGCTGGTACGGCGGTGCCTGCAAGCAGCTTCCTGCGGAACCGGATTATCAATGGCGATATGCGGATTGATCAGCGGAATGCTGGGGCTAGTGTGACGCCTGCAAGTCTTGCGGTAACCTATACTGTTGACCGCTGGGCGTTCTATGTCAGCGCCGCATCCAAACTAACTGCCCAGCGTTCCACTGTTGCTCCAACAGGCTTTACAAATAGCCTGCTGGTTACGTCATCGTCTGCCTACACGCCCGGCAGCAGCGATCTATTTAACCTGTTTCAATCAGTTGAAGGCTTCAACGTTGGCGATCTTGGTTGGGGCACAGCAAACGCACAGACGATCACTCTGTCGTTCTGGACCCGCTCGTCGGTCACTGGCACGTATTCGGGGGCAATGAGCAACAGCGCCAATAATAGATTTTACCTTTTTAACTTTACCATTTCTGCTGCCGACACTTGGGAATATAAGACCGTCACCATTGCTGGCGATACGTCCGGCACATGGCTAACAGACAATGGGATTGGCGTTAATGTGCGCTTTGATATGGGGGCAGGTTCCACTTACTTCGGGACCGCTGGTTCGTGGAGCAGTTCTTCGACTTATAAGACATCAGGCTCTGTAAACCTTGTGGCCACCTCCGGCGCGACCTTCTACCTAACCGGCGTCCAACTCGAAGTAGGCTCCGCTGCTACCCCGTTTGAGCGGCGGCAGTATGGGCAGGAGTTGGCGTTGTGTCAGAGGTATTACAATCGTGATGTGCTTGTTGCAGTTGGTGGGGGAGCGACCCCCACAGTTACCAACAGAACTTTCTACTGTTCTGTGAATTGGCCTGTCGCGATGAGAGCGGCTCCAACCATGACCTTGATTAGTACTCTGGCAAGTTCTAACATGAACGCCGGAGCGTGGGTTAATCTTACGACATCTAGGGGGCGGTTTTCCGCAACAAACAGTGTTGCCAATGACTGCGCTCTTGAAGCCCAGTATAGCGCCGACATCGAGCTATAAGCCATGTACACAAATGCCCAATACATCGCCTTTAACGGCGTCAACAATGACATCCGCGTTGACATCAACGGCGTGACCAGTTTCGTGCCATTGGACCTAGCAAACACGGATTATCAGAACCTAATGGCCCTGGTTGCTGCCGGGGAACTGACAATCGCGCCAGCGGAACAGGAGAACGCAAATGGCTGATACAGTTTACACTTGGGCCGTAGTCGCGATGGACGTTCATACCCAAGCGGATGGTCACAACAATGTTGTGTTCACCGTGCATTGGACATGCAGCGGCGTCTGGGCTGACACCACTGGCTCCTGCTACGGCACTTGCGGTGTGCCAGCCCCGACCAACGCGTTCACGCCGTATTCTGACTTGACGCAAGATCAAGTTCTGAATTGGATTTGGGCTGACGGTGTGGATAAAGCCGGTGTTGAAGCTAACATCGCCGCTCAGATCAAAGAGAAAATTGCGCCGGAAGTTCAGACACCGCCGCTGCCTTGGGTGTGAGTGGATGATGGTTCAGATCAGCGAAACCGAAGCCCGGCTACAGTCTCATGAAGCTGTGTGCCAGTTGCGCTATGAGGCCATCAATGCCCGCCTAAAGCGGCTTGAGACTATCCTTATGGTGACGGCTGGGGCCATCATCACGGGGCTCGCGGCCATAGCTTTCAAACTGCATTAGGTGTCGTAGTGGAACTGCCGAAGATCACACCCATCATACAGTTCGCAACAGCGGCGTTTGCCTTAACTGTCGGTGGTTATAGTGCAGGTGAGAAGTTTGGCTGGTTCAAGAACGAGATCATCACCTGGGCGCCGGAGCATTTCAGGATTGAACCTGCAAAAGTCGGTCAGCCAATTACGGTCACGGTAGCACGAATCAAGAAGCGCGATGACTGCTCGGTAGAAGGGTTCAATGTGACGGTACGGGATGGGGTAGGTATGGTCCACGAAGCCACCCCAAGCATGAGCCGCTTTACCGGCCCCGCAGGACCGGAAATTGATACCTTTACCTACCAGCTCACCCTGTCTGATAAGGAAGTGATTGCGCCAGGGCGGGCAACCTTGCTAGCTACGATCAAGTATAAATGCCCTGAAGGTGAGCGAACGGTGACATACCCGCGTCATCAGAACCTGACCTTCATGATGGAGCAGTGATATGGAAAGCCTACTCAGCCTTGTCAGGACCGTTGCCCCAAGCCTGGCTTCTGCCGTTGGCGGGCCACTGGCCGGTATGGCCGTTCGCACCATTTCTGATGCGTTGCTGGGCAAGCCAGACGGCACTGAAGCCGAGCTGGCTGAAGCTGCAGCCAAGGCTACCCCAGAACAACTGCTGGCACTGAAGCAGGCCGAGCAAGACTTTGCTGTTCGTATGCGTGAGCTTGACATCGACCTTGAGCGGATTTCCAACGCAGATCGTGATTCAGCACGCAACCGTGAGGTTGCCACAAAAGATTGGACCCCGCGTATCTTGGCTGCGCTGATCACGGTTGGGTACTTCGGGGCTTTGTTTTACATGCTACGTAACGGTTTACCACCGCAGGGTGGGTCTGAAGCCATGCTCGTGATGCTCGGCACCCTTGGCACCGCTTGGGGTGGGGTCGTTGCCTACTACTTCGGCTCATCCGCTGGCAGTAAAGAAAAGACAGATGCTCTGAACAAGATGGTGCGGAAATGAACGACAACTTTCCCAAAGCCCTAGCGGTTATACTGCATCACGAAGGGGGGTGGGCTGACCACCCAAAAGACCCTGGCGGTGCGACCATGAAAGGTGTTACGCTGGCAACCTACTCCAAGTTCTTGGGGCGTGATGCCACCAAGGAGGAGCTGAGGAACATCAGCGATGCCGAGCTTCAGCAAATTTATCGAGACCTTTACTGGAACCGGGCTGCTTGTGATCGGTTGCCTTCTGGCCTTGATCTGGCTGTCTTTGATATGGCCGTTAATGCAGGCCCTGGCCGCGCTGCCAAGATATTGCAGGCCGTCCTGGGCGTCACGGCTGATGGGGCGATAGGGCCGAAGACGTTGGCCATGGTTGAAAGCCGCCCAACAACTGACCTCATCCGTGAGTTTTCGGACGCCCGGGAAGAATTTTACAAAGGGCTTCCGATCTATGCTACCTTCGGCAAGGGATGGCTTCGCCGTGTCGATGAAGTTGAGTCCGAAGCCTACAAACTCATAGGAGTCTGACCCGATGAAAGATAAAATGAAAGCTTCCGGCAAAGCCAAGATGGGTATGGCCAGCTACAAGAAGGGTGGCATGGTTGGCGGGTTTAAGACCTGCCCTGGTTGCCCCACGCCGGGCAAGTGCCGCGCTGCCGGTAAGTGCATGGCGAAAGCAAAGAAGTAATCATCCGTGTCAGCGATTAAGATCACCAAGTTCCTTGGGACAACTCCGAAAAATGCTTCGGAGTTGATACCCGATACGGCTGCGCAGCTTGCAGAAAACTGCAAGCTGTACTCTGGTGATCTTATTCCCTACCCGACGCCAACCATTGTAGCGGATGCCCACCGTTCGGGTGTTATCCGTACGCTTTATGCTTTGCGGGACCCGGACACCGATGATCTTGTTTGGCTTTCGTGGAATTCTGTTGTTGATATTGTAACGCCAGCCACGGATACAGCCAGTGAGCAGCGGTTTTACTATACAGGCGATGGTGCCCCAAAGATCAGCACCTATGACTTGGCTACGCAGGGTTCCACGCCATACCCTAATGGGTATTATGACCTGGGCTTACCTCTGCCCACAGTCAAGCCGACAACTGTCGCTACGACTTTCACGCCCGTAACCACTTCGTCTTTTGCTCGCGCCGCAGGTAACAACGTCACACTGGTGACAAGCTCAGCGCATAACTTGAAATCCGGCGCTATTATCACGGTATCAGGGTTCTCGTTCCGCACCGGTACATACAGCCGCAGTGGCACGCTTATCACGGTGACGATCACCGGACACGGCCTGTCCAGCGGCTCCGATGTTCTGCTAAAGTTCACGTCTGGCACTGCCACGACCAATACCTACACCATCACGGTGACAGGAGCGAACACCTTCACGTGTAACGATACTTCTTCCGGTTCGACTTCCGGCGATGTAAGTTGGGATATTGGCGATCTGAACACCACTGCAGAAGTGACGGTCATCAACTCAACGACCATCAGGTATTTTTCGCCCGGCCCGACTGTGACCACCACATCGAGTTCCGATGGTTCGGTTGACCTTGGTGGGCAGATTCAATCTCGTAACTACCTATACACTTGGTACACAGGCTGGCAGGAGGAGTCGATTGGCTCTGAGCCTGCTGATGCCTTGTTCATCAAGGAAGGGCAGATTGTTACTGTTGGCACGCTACCCACCGTAAAGCCCGCAGGAGACAACTTCGTCCGTGGTATTCGGCTTTACCGTACCCTGGCTGGTACGACTGACGCTGAGTATTATCGGTTGGCAACCTTGCTGTTCCCCAACACCATCACAACTGTAGAGCGTACTAGTAACGTATCTAAAGTAACTTTTCAGTATCCCCACCAGTTGTTCAAGGATGACCGCTTTAAGATAAGCGGATGCAGTGTAGCATCGTTTGACATCACGGGCGGTATTGTTACTGAGGTCGTCGACCAGTACACGTTTGAGTATGCTCAGACGGCTTCTAATGTGGCCTCAGCATCTGCCACTGGTACGCTCTATTATGATGTGTCTGAGAACCCGCCAACGACCACGGCACGGTATTGGGGTGATGGCGGCATTTATGACTTTACAGATGACTTCAGCTTCCGGTCACTTACCAGTATTCTGCAGTCCAATAACTATGATGCGCCGCCCGAGTACCTTCAGGGTCTGACGATTATTCAGAGCAGCATCCTCGCAGGATTTGTTGATAACACGCTCTACTTGTCTGAGCCGGGTGTCTTCCACGCATGGCCGAAAGCCTACACTAAGTCTTTCGATAGCGACATCGTTGGACTCGCTCAGATCGGTGGCAATCTATTGGTTCTGACCAAAGGCTATCCATACATTCTGTCAGGCTCAAACCCCGCGATTATGTCGCAGGCCCGGTTGTCAGCTCGTTACCCATGCCTTAACCGGCGCAGCATCGTTGAGACCAGCTTCGGGGTTATCTATTCTACCCATGACGGTTTGGCGATCTATGCGCCATCATCCTCAGCGCAGCTTCTGACACGTTTGATCCACAGCAGCGATACGTGGAATGCGTCGCTTGACCCCGATACATTGGTGGGCGTGACATACAAAGACACGTACATCGCCTCCTCTGATACCGGCTCAATCGTATTGGAACCCGGCAGCGGGCAGAACGTCGGCACCTTTGTTGATAATGCCTTCACCTTCACTGCCGCATGGTACGACGCTATCACAAATAACTTGTACGTTGTATCTGGCACCAACGGTGATATTTATCAGTGGGATGATGCCGCGCAGCCCAATACAACAATGCGGTGGAAGTCAAAGACTTTCATCACCAAAGACTTCACGAACATCGGTGCAGCCCGCATCGTTGCAGACTATACTGGTGTCGCCGGGTCCTCCTTCTGGGAAGATGTCGATACCGCATGGAATGTAACCGAAGAATTATGGGATGCAGCCGACCCGATCACATTCAAACTATACGTGGATAAGAACCTTATCTTTACCACAACACAGTCCAATAGTAGCCTATTCCGGCTACCATCAGGGTATAGAAGTGATACCTTCGAGGTAGAGATTGAAAGCCTTGTTCGGGTTCGTGCAATCCATCTGGCTGATACCCCAACCGGTTTGAGGACAGCGTAATGGCACGCTTTACAGGCATCCCTGAGATACCGCAGGGCGGTATTGACGAGTGGCAGTATCGCGTTTTTGAGGCGATGAAGCAGAACATCGAACTGTTGACTAATACTCGGAACGAAGAAGATGAAGCTAGTGTGGCTATCACCCGGTCCAGTATTTCCACTCGTCCTCCCGGCGCAGCTCAGTTTCAGGCGCTATCGGCTCGAGGTACGGGCTTTACCATTTCCGGTGTTCAAGTTCCGTCCCTTGATGATTATAATGCCCTGTTGCAAGATTTCATCCGGCTCAGCCAGGATGTGGCTAACCTTCGTGCTACCGTCTCAACGCTCATCACTCAGATAAGAGGGCTATGATGTCATACTCCACCACGTCGCTTGATGACGAAGAACTCGCGCGCCTCGATTTGCTGGGTCGCACTGGTGTGCCCATAAATATGCCGGGGGTCGGTTTCGGTATTTCTGTTGGTGTGCCCGGGACTCCTACTTACCGCGAGCAGCCAATGGGTAAGGTAGGGCCGCCTCAAGGTCCGTTTGGCATTTCTGTTGGTGTGCCCGGGACTCCTACTTACCGCGAACAACCAATGGCACCTCCGGGTAAGGTAGGGCCGCCTGAAGGCCCATTCGGTATTTCTGTTGGTGTGCCGGGAACTGATACTTACCGCTTCAGGGGGATGAGCCCCCCCGGTTCTGCTGCTATGCCCAAGTATCAAATGGGTGGGCTGGTTGGTCCCGGCGGTATGCCGATGCGGCCTGATATGGGTACGGGAGAAACTCCGATGTCATACTCCACCACGTCGCTTGACCTGCCCCCGGCACTGGCAAGCCTGCTCGCTCCGACCGTTACTCCTGCTATGGGGCCGGGCGGCATTAGCACTTCTGCCATGGGCAACCGCGCCGCTATGATGGGTTCTGCTGCTATGCCTACGTACCAGATGGGCGGGATGGTCGGCCCCGGCGGTATGCCGATGCGGCCTGATATGGGTATGGGTATGGGTAGCGCCATGGGTGGTATGCCTGGCCTGGCTCCTGCCGGTGCAATGCAGCAAAACTTGTCGCCTGGGCAGATTCCCGGTGAGGTGCAGCGGTTCGTGCAGCAGAACCCCGATCAGATGAACCAGATTCGTATGCAGATTGAACAGCTTGTTCAGTCCGGTCAGGTTACGCCTCAAGAGCTGAATATGATGGTTCAGATGGCGCAAGCTGCGGCTAGTAACCCAGCACTTTACAAACAGCTTCGTATGATCGCCATCCAGCGTGGGATGGCCGGACCCGATGAGCTTAGTGAAGAATTCGACCCTGGACTTATCTTTGTCTTGCTTTTGATCGGCGCTGCTATGTCCGGCGGTATGGGTGGTATGGGCGGCGGGCAGATGCCGCAGATGATGCCTTCTATGAAGAAAGGCGGTATGCTTCCCAGCCGCAATGGTGATGATAGTGAAGCCGTGGTTGCTCAGCTTCATGAGGGCGAGTATGTAATCCCGGCCCACGTCGTCCGAGCCAAGGGTACCGAGTTCTTTGACAAGCTGCTGGAAACACACAAGAAGTCCAATGACTCGGACGATTGAGCATCTGACTCCTGCCCGGGTTGAGGAGTTGTGGCCTTACATAGAACCACTCCTCTACTCCGTGTGTTTGGAAGGTATTGATGCCCCAATCCCAATGGACCCCGAGTATATACGGATTACGGCTCAGCACGGTGTGACTGATATCCTAGGGATATTTGACAAAGAGCACCTTGATCTGATCGTAGTCTCTGAATTTACTGTTGTGTGCGGGGTTAAAACTGCTAGTATTTCTGCCATGGCTGGCAAAGGTTTGCTGAAGGCTCGTTCCGAAGTTTGGCAGGATATTCTAGCATGGTACAAGGCCGCAGGCGCCCGCGCCGTGGATGCGTATGCAAAGCCTAGGCTTGCTAGGGTATACCAGCAAAAGTTCGGTTTCGATCAGGGTTGTTCATACGTACGTATGGCGCTTTAGGAGGTTGATATGGGTGGTGTAAGTAAGGGTTTTAACCGGGCTCTCGGGTTGAACAAGGGCGGCACCCTTAACCGCGCTTTCGGCGGGAACCAAAACCTTGCCGTGGCTATTGGAGTTGTCGCTGCAATCGCCATACCCATTGCCCTACCCTATGTTGCATCTGCGATTGCCACCTCTCTCACCGTTTCGCCCCTTGTGGCTTCCACGCTTGCGGGCGCCGGTATGGGCGCGGCTGCGGGTGCAGTCTCCGGGTCCTTGACTGGTAATGTGGGTCAAGGTGCCCTTATCGGCGGCGCAGGCGGTGCGGTTAGCGGTTTTGCGCAAGGCGGCGGGTTTCAGCAGGTAGGGAATGCGTTGTTTGGTCCTTCTACTACTGTCGTACCTGAGACCGGGCAGGCCATATCCGGTGCCACGTACGAGAATTTGGCGGGTTCTTCGGGTATGCCCGAAGGCTTTTCTAGCGCCGCGACCGCCCCCAGTGCACAAGCCCCGGCTTCTTACAGTGCCGCTGGATATGGTACGCCTGTACAGGCAGGCTCGCAGGCGTCAGGTATTGGCGGTGCGGTTTCTGCACCATCTATTAGTGGTATGACGCCCGAGCAGGCTATGGCATCCCTACCTGCTACCCCCACACCGGCAACTACAGGTGTTGCTGTTGCCGCACCTCAAGGTACGCAGTTTGAACGCTTCCTTGGCGGTCTTACCGGCGGTAAGGCGCCACTGGACCTTACCACGGCTGAGGGTGTGGGTCGTGCGATCTCGCCTATATTCAGCCCATCAACCGTTGCCGGTGTCGGTCAGCTTGCTATGACGATGTACAACAAGCCGCCTGAAAGCCTGACGCCGCAAGAACGGTCCTATGTTAGCGAAACGGCTGAGCTTGCTGGTACCAACCGGGCCTTGTTTGAGCAGCGTGTGAACTCTGCTCGCCGCCTGTTGCAGCAAGGCACACCCAATCCCGAAGAAGCCTACGCTCAAGCCAGCATGGGTGTGCAACGCCGCTTCCGCGAAGCTGGTCTGCGTGATGCGGGTGACGTGCGGCGCGGCCTGATCGAAGGCGCTCGCCTTGGTGCTGCGGCTATCCCGGGTGAGTACACCCGAGCTGCTTCGCTCACACAGGCTGGTCTATCGGCTATGCCGTCCACTGCGCCGCAGGGTGCCGAAGGTATGGCGCTTCCGGTGTATCGTGATCTTGAGCGGCGTCAGCGTGAGTACCAAGCTGATCTTGGTCGCGGCTTCGGCACGCTTGCGGGCGGCTACAGTGGCCGTTCTAGGGGTGGTTTGTTTAGCAGTTAATATTGGCCGTCGGAGGTCTGCATGTCTGGTTATCTATACCCCTATACTCCTTACCCCACTGCTGGGAACTTGCAGTCTGCCGGGCAGGCGTTCCTTGGCGGCTTCAGCACAGGCCAGGAAATTGAAGGCCGTGCTCAGGAGATGGATGCCAGGAACCAACTTCAGAAGCTGCGGCAAGCTCAAGAAGAACGGGAGCGGCAGACGTTCCCATTGCGTATGCAACTGGCTGAGCAGCAGATGAAGTTCGCAGCGCAGAACCAACCTGTGACGCTTGAGGGGCTGCGCCTTAGAAATCAAGCGCTTCAGGCTAGCCTCAACGCTGCCGCTCAGCAGCGGGCCGCTGCGGCAGAATATGCACGTTTTATAGCCAACGGTTCGTCGTTTACTGCGCCCGGTACGCCTGCTGTCCCTAGTGCGCCTATAACTCAAAGTCCCGGCCTTGTGGCTCCTGCGACACCTGCACCCGCACCTGTAGCACCACAGTATTCGCCTTACGGCGGGGACACGGTAACGCCCGGCCCGCAGTCTAACCTTGATTTCGGGGTTCAGCGGTTTGGTGACCGGGATTTCAACCGTCGTTTTAGCGGTATGCAACTGGCTAGTGCCGGGATCAATGATGGCACAGGTTTGCCTACTGGCATGACACCTGAAATGCTGGAACCGGATTACCAGCAGTATCCACAAACCGGTTTCCCCACGGGGCAGGGAGGCCCAAGCCCAACTGCACCAGGGGCGTTACCCGCCGCAATGCTACCTCCTGAACAACGTGCTGGCGCTGTGGCACCTGCGCCTGCCGCCCCACAACTTCCAATGTCAACACTCCCTGCCGATATTAATAGGGAACTTGCGGAACAAGCAGGAAACTACGAACTAGATAGGAATCTAGCTCGTATTACGGCGGGGCAAGACCAAGAGAGTGCGCGGTCTCGGCTCATTCAAAACGCAATGCAAGATGTTCGTGCTCTCATAAACGCCGGTTATGAGCCACAACAAGCCATCCAAGAAACTCTTTCTAATACGGATTATGGCGGTCGTATAAACGCTGCTGACCTCAACTTGTTCGTACCACCGGGGCAACCCATTGCCACACCGCCTGTTGCTGGCACTCGCGGCACTCGCGGCACCGCTGCTTCAGCACCCGGTACTCAGTTTTCACCTTTCGGAGAGACTGCACCCGGCCTTGCCGGTGCTATCCCGGCATCTCCTGACTTCACAGTTGCTCCGACTGGAGGTCCGGCGGGTTTGCGCCCGCAGGGTGCCGAAACTCCCGAACAGATTTCAGCACGCTTGCAGCGGCAGCTTACTAGTGGTTCCGATCTAACGCTGCCGGGGCTTTCGGTATTCGACCCGTTCACTGCGGGCGTGGAAAGCCGTTTGCTGGACAACACTTCTGCTCGGCTTGATCTACAGGAACGTCAGTTGGCTGATATGCGTAGGCAGGCTGCAATCCTTGCTCGCTCAGGCCCGGCAGGTATGACGCAAGCAATGCAGATGATGCAGGCTGTTCGTGAGCGTGAAGTGGAGTTGCTACAGCAACGACAGAACTTGGGTGTAAGTCGCGCTAACCTCAACGGGCGGGCAAACATCTCCGAGTTCAACAACGGTAATTTTGCACCGCTGGCCGATGATATATTTAGGTCTTCTAACGGCAGCTTGCGCTTGCAACCGACGCAAGACGGTAAGTTCAATGTTCTTGACCGTAATAACAACGTAATCGCAACTCGCACGAGGGATGATATTCTCACTGTGGGTCGCCGCCTCTATGACGAAAACTATAAGAAGGCCATTGAAGATAACCGCACTCGGATTGCTTCACGGCGTGAAGCTTTGTTCAAAACCACACTTGATGCGTTTGAACAGTCACTCAAAGACCAGTCTCAGGCGGGCCGTGAAATTTCTGTTGAGCGGGCCAAGGCCGACTTTAATCGTCAGAGTAGAAACACTGAGCTTGAGATGAGGGTGACTACTAATGGTGAGATTGTTGTCGTGCATAAGTATGATCCAACCAAACCAATTCGTGCGTATAAAGTACAGCCCGGTGTTGATCCTCGGACTGGCAGGCCCACAGGTAGGAATGAACTAGTTCCGGTATCAGTAGCACCAGAAGCAGTATTCACGCAGTGAGGTATCCATGAGCGGTTTGTACGCCCCCAGTGAGCTAGAACTAAGCCTCGGTATCAATCGTGCCCCGGAAAATTCTACGGAAGCTGTTGGGCTGTCTGCGCTGAACGCCGGTGACATCTATGGTATGCAGCAGCAGGTTATGCGTAGCACTGCGGCACTTCAGTCGGGTGTTGCGCCGCCTGCGCCCCCGCAGCCGGAAGCACAAGCGTACTTCAGTCGGTCCACTGGTAAGATGTTTGCCGGTGGTATGGCGTTTGATGAACGTGACGTTCAGTCGGCGTTTCGTGCAGCGCAGCAATTTACTGCTGCTGCCGGTGCTCGTCCTCCGCAGGATGTGGCTGATTGGCAACCACTATCTCGCGCTGGGTATGAAGCATACCTAAACGAACTTCGTACCCCACGTGGTATTGGCGAAAATCTAGTCCTCGGAGCACGTGGCGCTGTTGGTGGGTTTGTCAGTGGTATTGGCCGTGGCGCTGAGATGGTCGGTGCCACCAATGTTGGTCCCGCGATTGCTGGTTTTGGTGAGGCTATCACCGGTCAGGATGAGTTTGATAGGCAGCGGTCGGCCCTAATCCAGCAGTCTAATTCGCTTGTCAGCAATATCATTGACGCTGCTGTACAGGGTATTACATCTCTTGGCATATCAGCCGGTGCCGGTGTTGTTGGCGGTGTTGTTGGCGGCGCTATCGGTGGTCCTGCCGGTGCTGCTGCCGGTGCCACCACTGCCGCTACTGCAGCTCAAGCGGGTCGAGCCTTGGCTTCTGCACGCGGTATCGGCGCTGTTCTCGGCCTCGGTGCAGCCAGCTTTCCTCAGCAACTCAATACGTTCTATGAAGCGGCGCAGAACGCCAGGGATGCACAGGGTCGTCCAGCATACGATCTGAATGATACATCTACTCAGCTTACCATCTTTGGTGCTGCCCTTGGTACATCGCTACTTGATGTAATTGCCCCGGGTCGCGCCGCGTTTGGTCTATCTCGTGCCCTCACTGAAGGCGCTCAGCAGGCTGGTACTCAGGCCCTTACCGGTCTGGCTCGGGCCAGGGCGGTTGGCGGCAGCGCAGCCCGCAGCGGGTTTGAAGAAGCTGCCACTGAAGCCACGCAGACCTTGGTTGAGCGGGCTGTTTTTGATCCCGAGTTCCGTCGGCAGCTCAACGCCGAAGACATAAAGGCGCTTGCCCCGTACATCGTCAACACGTATGGCCAGGATGTTCTCATCGCAGCCGGTGCCGGTGCGCTCCTTGGCGCCGGGTTTGGTGGCGCCGGTCGCTTCATTGAAACTCGGGGTGCAGGTTCTCAACCGCGCAACATTCTTGACCCAACGCAAACCAATGCTATTGGCGGTGCGGATACGGGTGAGGCCGGTACCGAACTTGTGCCCGTCGGTGGCCCCCCTCCCGGCGGTCCCCCTACCCCTGGTGCTCTCGTCACCCCTGGTACCCCTCCCATCTCCGGTTCTGTTTCGGGGGGTTATGGGGATTTACTACGTAGAACTCAATCATTAGCGTCAGGCGAAATTGGTGGCGCACCAAGTGAAAGAACGTATTCAGGATACGGAGAAGCATACGCTCGGCGTATGCCTGATCCCCTTGGCGTTGCCGGTTTTGGTGGCGCGGATGATACGTTTAACCGTATGGTTTCAGGTCCTGCCCCGGGCACCGAAGCTCCGCTAACATCCTATATCTACCCAGGACCGGTTCTGACTGAGCCCGGTTCGGTCGCGCAACTGCGCCCACCTGCAAGTGCAATACCCGGCGCACCCGTAGTTGCACCTTACACACCAACACCTACAGCACCTATCCCATCAGGGTCTCAACCGATTACTTTGGTGGCGCCGGGGGCCGACGCCCTTCGCGCACAGCGCGGGCTGACAACTACGGCGCAGCAACGGCAGGTCGAGCAAGACATCCAATCTCGGGTGCAGGCCAACGCGAGTGCACCACGCCCTGACGTTCTGTACGATCCGTCTGACCCTGGTGCCGTTCAGCGCGCCATGCGCTCTTTTGGATTTGCTTCAGAAAAGCCGGGAACCAAGGTACTAGAGCCGGACGCCACAGAAATACTTAGGCTGCGCGATCCGATGCGGGCAGGCGAGCCGATTACACTACGGGACGTGAACGAAGCAGCAGCGATGCTCGGTCGCACTCGCGGTTCCGGCACACCAGTGGCACGGCCCACCCCCGTGGTGCCTGCTAATATGGCACAAGCCATGCAGGATGTCGGGCTGACTGTTGAAGATGTGGTAGCGGCACGCGACCGCCTGCGCAGTGGCCCGGTTACTTATGAAGATGTGCGCATTGCGGCGCGGCGCAAGGGTACGGAACTACCGGTTCGTATGGCTCGGGCTGCGGCGCCTGAGTCTACGGTTGAGACGGCCCTCCCCCCTGCGCTTGAAGCACTTGCCGCGGCCCCTACGCCTACGCCCGCAACCAAGCTCAAGAAAGGAAAAGCCCGTGCCCCTGAAGTCAGGCAAGTCGAACAAGGTGGTCTCAGCCAACGTACAGGAGCTGGTGGACCGGTACCAAGCAAAGGGAAAGATCGGCTCAAGCCGACCAAAGAACAAGGCGGCGGCGGTCAAACAGGCCGTAGCAATCTCACTCGCCAAGGCCGGGCGGCAGCGCAAGAAGTAACACCTGCACCGGCTGCGGAGGTGGCCGCTCAGCGCCCTTTCTCACTCGCCGCACCAAACGTGACAGAAAGAGCGGCTCCATCCGCCGCCCCAAGGGCTGAGGCTGCGACCCCAAACACGTTTGATAGGCAAATCACTCAGGCAGCTACCAGTGCTAACCCGGCGGCGCAGCTTCGTACGCTGAAGAACGAACTGATCACGCGGCGCGATGCCACCGCTGATGCTGGCCGCAGTACGACTGAACTTACTCAGGCTATTGACCGTATTGACGCACTGGTCGCTGAAGGTCCGGTCACTACGCCAGATGTTGAGGGTGTGTCCGGCCCAGGTTCACCGCAGTCCGTCTGGGCTGCGGCCATGAACGATGATGGTGTTGGCTACACCCAGATGTCTGAAGATGGTCGCCGCGCTTGGGATAACGAAGTGGCTACCAGCCCTGTGCCGCCCACTGCGGAACGGGCTCAGTATTACCAAGACACGTTCCTGCCCGAAGATACCCAACGCAGCATCAGTTACGTGCGCAGCCTTGCCAGCAAGCTGGCATCTGCCAGCGATGAGCGTTACCTACAGATCACTGAGAAGCTGAGCGAGCTGGCCAGTTCTGACAACCAGCGTGTCGCTGCCGAAGCGCAGCGCGCATTGGACGGTGAATTATCCGGTACGCCCGGCAGGTTCTCCCTTTCTGGCTGGAACACCCGGCAGGGTACGGTCAACGCAGATGGCACACCAACAACCCCAATGGCCGTTGGCCGGGTGCGGATGCTTGTCAATAACTTCGTAGCTAAACTGGCAACCAAGCCCAAGGTCACAGTGGTGGCCAACCAGCAGGAACTACAGCGCACCAACCCGGCACTGTACCAACAAGCCGTGGCTGCTCGCCCGCAGGGTGACTTTGCTACTGCTGAGGCGGCTGGGTACTCCTTCGGTGACGGCAACGTCATCATCTTCACTGACCGTATTGCCAATGAGCAGCACCTGCGGTTCGTGCTGGCCCATGAGACCTTCGGCCACTTCGGTATGCGCGGCATCATGCCCGCATCACGCTTCAACGCGCTTATGGAAAACATCTATGAGACAGATGGAAGCGCCAAGCTGGCAGTTGATGCCGCTATGGAAGTGCGCGGGCTGAGCAAGGCCGAAGCCGTTGAAGAATACCTGTCTGACTACGCCGGGATGCTTGAAACCAGCACGGTTGCCCGCATCTGGAACGCCATCAAGGGCTTCCTTGATCGCCTTGGTGTGAAGTTTGGGGATACAGCTACCCGGTACTTCCTTGATCAGTCGCGCCGCTATGTACGGCAGGGTGCCCAGGGTGTGACCTTCGATGCAGAGGCGGTGGCGAAGCGGCTGCACGCTGTTGAGTACGGCGATACCGGCACTGGCCGGTTCAGCCCGCAGGCAGCGATGAGTGCCAACGCCAAGGCGAATTTGTTTGTAACAGAGCTAGGCCCGTGGCCAACCAACTTCGCTGAGACTTGGGACTACATCCAGAAGCAAGGAAAGAATATTGCTAACATCTACGATGATGTGAAAGCAAAGTTCCTTAGCCTTGCAAATTACCGCGCACTGGAAAACCCAGGGCTATCAGCATTCGACGGCTTGATGGGCCAGACCAACCAAATTTCCATGGCGGTCAAAGCGTCATTGAATGAATATCTACGCCCCGTACTTGATGCTCCAAAAGCTGTGCAAGATAAAATCTCACGCACCATGTACAATGCGCGTAGCTATAAGATCAGCCAGTTCAAAGCCGGTGATCTTGGTAAAGAACCTCTGTTCAAGGTTGCTGCTGATGGTACCCTTACGCCAAATACGGCTGAGCAGGAGCGTATATTCAAAGCCGGTCTGATGACGCTCAAGCAGATTCAAGACGGCTATTCCTACAACCGTGAGATCGAGGGTACTGATGGTAAAGTCACCACGGTAAAAGAAACCGTGGCCGCTCAAAAAGACTTCACCAAAGAAGATTACGCTCTGTATGAGCGTGCCCGGCGTGCGGTGTTTAACGTCGAGATGCAGCTACTTCAGGCTGAGTACGGCGCCCTTATGGCTAACAAGCGCCTGACCAATAAAGAGATCAGCGGTTTTATGGCTGACAACAAACTCACTGCTGAAGATCGTCGCTTCGTTGATTCCATGGCACGCCGCGCACTGGCGCTCTATACTGAAGGCGCCGGTACTGATCCCACAGGTAACACTGTGATCGATCCAAAAGCCATGAAGAAGTCCGATGATTTCTTGGCTGCTGTTAATGCTGCGACGATTGGCACCGGCACAGACCGCAACGCTGCGGTGCGCGACTACTTTGCTTCGCCACAAGCGGCTGATGCATTCATCACTGAGCTGACCGCGTTTAAGGATCGTCGTCGCGAGATTACCGATGACAACAGGTTCTCCTTACAAAATAAGGTGAAGCAACTCATCCTCAACGAACACAACCTGAACACCAGGGATAAGATTTCCCGTCGATCTGTGATGACTGGATACACCCCGGTGTTGCGCGAAGGTAATTTCCAGACCCGCGTTCAAGCGTTTGTCAACGGCAAACTTGTTGAGGTGAAGGACGCGCACAAGGCGTTGCTTTCCTATTCGCAGTTTAACACCGAGCCCGAAGCCAAGACCGTGGCTGATATGCTCGATAAGGAATTCAAAGGTAAGACCTTTGAGTTGTTGGTGCGCAATGATGCCGGTGAGTTCGTACCTACCAAGGTAACACTTCGCACCACGACTGGTCGTGTGTTGGATGCCGTGGCCGCTGACCCGCAGCTCAACCTACAAGAATTCCTCTACGGGCTGAACCTGTTCAATGTGAACCTCAACCCGGAAAGCATGGCACGTATTGTCACCACGCTGTCGCGTCAGGGTGACGGTGCCCGTAGGCGGTTGGAGTATTCTCAGACCCCGGGCTTTGACCCCACCACTGGTATCTACGCCATCTCACGGCACATCGAAGGTCGTGCATCCACCATTGCCAAGGCCACCACACGGCAGGCGCTGCGCGAACTGATGAACCTTGATATAGCTGAGTCGCGTGCCCTGTGGTCAGGTGATGAAGTTCGGGTAAATCAGATGCAGGCTGAGATGAACAGGCTCAACGCCGACCCAAATGCGTCGCAGGATGCGAAGCGGTATGCGCTACAGCAGCTCACGCAAGCGCAGTACCAGTTCCGTATGACCAACCCGGAAGGGCGTGCTGAGCGGTCAATGGCTTACTATAACCAAGCCGCTTCTACCCTTGATTATCTTGAGGGTAGTAAATATGTGGATGAGACTGACTTCGGCGCAGGTCCTGTTGCTTCTCGGGTCCGTGCCTACACCAGCGTATGGCAACTTGGCGGTAGCCTTGCCCAAGGTGTACTGAACTTGCTCAGCCCATACACCAACTGGATGCCATACATGGCCAGCTTCAATGCGAAGAACGGCTTCGGCGGCGGCTTCGGTATTGGTAAGGTACAGTCAGCTTACCACTCAGCGTTCCGTCAGGTGGGTGCGCCGGGCATCTTGCGCATGACCATGAACCAAGCTGAATTCTACGATAACGTGGCCAAGGACCCGGCGCTTCAGAAGAAACACGGCCTGACAGTCGATGAAGCCAAGGTTATTGCTAACGAAATCCGCCAAGGTAAATTGATTCCGGCCCAGTCAAACGCACTCATCGCCACTGCGCGGGGGCAAACAACCAATAAGTTCCTGCGTGGTTTTATTGATAAGTACATGGCTCCATTCAACCTGTCAGAACAGGCAGGTCGTCGTGCAGCTTTCTTGGCTGCATACCGGTTGAAGCGGGACCAGATGCTCGGTGCCGGTAAATCCCAGAAGGATGCTCAACAAGAAGCAAGTGACTTCGCAGTGAAATCTCTTGACTTGACCCTTGGTGACTACTCGGTGCTGAACCGGCCACCTGCGTTCCGGGCTGGCATCACGTCCTTCCTCTATATGTACAAGACGTACCCGACCACCACGATCCAGTTGCTGGCCAATCTGTCCCGACCTGCGCAGCTATCCATGTTGGCCGGTCTGTGGTTCCTTTCCGGCGCAGCGGGTTTGCCTTTCGCTGAGGACCTTGAAGACCTGATTGATACCATCTCGCAGAAGCTAGGATTCCGGCAGGGCAGCATTCGGGGTGAGATCATCAAACATATCGAAGCTACGTTCCCCGGTATGTCGGCTATATTCCTCAAGGGTTTGGTGAATGAGTTCCTGCCAATACCCGCCGACATCGCCTCTCGCACTTCGATGGGTAACATCATCCCTGGCACTGGCGCATTCTTGGCTGGCGCTGATGTAGCCCGTGAACTTGGTGATATTCTTGGCCCGGCTGCAGGCTTTATCTCAGGCACTGCTGAGATGGCTCGCAACCTTGTGGTGTTCCCGTTCTCCTCGCGGGTGAGCCTGGAAGATGTAGCCCGGGAATCACCGATTACCTTGCTCCGGTTGATGGGTGACTCATACGCCTACCTACAGTCGGGTGCCGTGGTTGACCGCCGTGGGTATGTGGTTAGTAAAGATATGGATATGGGTACCATCATCACTCGGCTTGCGGGTTTCTACCCATCGCAAGCGGCGAACCAGTATGATGTTATCCGTATCGCCAACCGCACCACTGATTACCAGAAGGAAGCCGTGGCTTCGTTCCGTCACGCTTGGATCAAGGCTACCCTGCGCGGTGATACGCAGGCGGCTAGTGAGATCATGAATGACGTGCGCGAATGGAACAACGCCACACGTGGCACCCCACTGGAAATCAGGAACTTCTCAACCGGTAACACCAGGGCATTGCGTGAGGCTCAGCGGCCAGCGGGTGAGCGCGCACTGCGGGCTGCGCCAAGGGCGGCGCAGGAAGACATCCGTGGGTTTATTGACGCCCTGATCGATTAGGTCAGGGTGTTGCGCCTTGGATAACACTGAGGTGAGCGTTGATCGTCCGGTTTTCTTCATTGGTTAGGATGCCAATGAGGCGCGGGTGGTTGACGCTGAGGGCCAGCACGTATTGCTGACCCAGCTTGATATTGGTGCCCCGGCCAAGGTAGCCCTTCTCGGACTGCGGGGTGGCGTTTATACCCTGCTGGTTTATTTCTTCTACCAGTGAGCGGTAATCACCGCCCCTCGCAGCCAGCCATTTCTTGAAGTGCCTCCGGTCGATGGTGATCAAACCATCGTTGAGCGGCGCCCCCGAGTTAGGGCGGAATAGGTCGTATCGGATATGCACCTCACCCCGTGGCATACGGTTGGTGTCAATGATTTGTTGAGATGGGTTGGTCACGTGAGTCACGGTCAGCGCCGTGTGCGATTGGTCGTTCAGGTACTCGGTCAGCATGTCAAAGGCATCCGCATGGTTCTCAGTCACGGACTTACGCATTGCTCCGATCTGAGCCAGCACGTAGGCTGTACCGTCCTTATAGTCGAATTGGATAAGCCCAAGTTCCGTAGCAATTTTACCCATTAGGTCGGCACACAGGATACATTGTTCCCAATACCGCTCACTGCCGGAAAACTTAGCGCCATACTGCTTGTTGAACACACCTCGGTGGTGTTCAAGCGCCGCCATGATACCCGACTCCCCAAGCGCCAGCAGATGGCGGATGATGACCCGCCCGGCTGAGCCGTAGTTGGTGCTGAGGAATGAGTACATCTTCTGCCCTGCGTTGGTATTGCGCGTGAACAGGGGGTGCGGGTTGATTGTTACTTCCAACAGACGCGCCATCTGGGCATCAGTCTCAAGCCCTGACGCTGCCAGCATGGAGGCCAGTGACCGGTTGGATGAGGTGGTTACGATGGTCGCCCATGTCTTGGCATCACGCTCCTCAGCGGAGCGGGACAGCCGGGCCTTATCACGCCCCTGTGATACCCAATAAAGGAAGTCTCCGATCTCCTTGGCAGGCAGCATGGTGGCTTCGTCAATGGTGACCGGCAGGTTGTTGTAGAACCCCATGCGGGCAAACATGGCGTTCTGCGTGAACTTGGCTGTGTAGTGTAACCGCACCGGGTCGCCCCATACTGACTGCTGCCATAGCTGCGCCAAGGTCTTACCTGCCCCGGTCTGCCCATACAGGCTGATCGTCAACCCCTTGAGCCCGGTGAAGTTAAACAGTGGCGCTGCCATCCCTACACACAGCGCGAACTTGTGGGCTGACATGGTAGCCTTCTCTAATACAGAGGTGAAGTTGACCCATGCCTCAAGGGTGCCGCTTGTCTCATACAAGTTCTCAGTAATGCGCTGCGCGCCGAGTGCGACGCTCACAGTCTCAGTCGTTACGGAACCACTCGCATCGCGTTTGTACAACGTATCACCAAGAAGGAATTCGGCATTGTCCTGCTTCCATCCCATGGTGGCGTACAGGTTGGTCACCGACTTAAGCTGCCGCAGTTCTTCCATGTAGGACCGCAACATCATTTGAAATAGCTCCGTCTGCTTCTTAGTGGGAAGAACGATACCCTGATCTGCGATGGTAATAGCGAAGTCTTTGATGGAGAACTCAGCCAGGAGTGACTGCCGGAACGACAGGGTTTGCCAACCAACGTGCGGGCGGTTCCACCGGTAACGCACTGTCTCATACCCAAGGGACTCATCTCTACCATAACTGACCGGGTATATATCGAACGTGCATACGTCCACGTCGGATTTATCTAGGGTGATGCGAAGCCCGCCCCCTTCGCGCCACTTGAACGGCCTTGGCGGCTTCATGGTCAGGGGCTCTGGCGTATCTACCGGCGGCGGTGCCGGTGCGTACTCTATGGCCAGCCTTACGGGGGTCGTGATCTTGTTGAAGAACTTACAACCCTTGCACCCGTCAGGGCGTTCCTGCTCGAACCGAGTGCAGGTGGTCGGACCCGTGGTGCTATTGCGCCACTGATTCAGCTTGCGGAGGGTTGTGCCTTCATCATAGCCTGGGTGGTTCTGGCTCCAAGCCTTGGCCGTTTCTTCCGGGTCCGAGCAGTGCGCGGCCACACCCATCAGGGCATACCACAGGGGCTCAGGCACACTGTCTTGGTTCTGTACTGCCCATGCGACCTGGGCACACTTCTCAATGACCGTATCGGGGTTGGCCGGTGGGAAGTCCTGCTTCACCGCCATGGCATCCAATAGGGATGAGCGGGCGGGTTGTATAACTGTGGTGCTGGTAGTGACAGTACCAACCAGCAGGGCTGTCATATCCTCAACGCTGACAGGATCAGCGTCGATCAGCAGCTTAACCTCACCACCACCCTTGGGGTTCACGGTGCCGACAGGGCGCAGCACCCGGGCACTATCAGCCGGTACCGCAGGGTCGAACAGTGCGCGACCATCCTCAGTCGGGATCATAGCCTTCAGCCCCATGGCCAATGGCATCCACTCATCGTGAGTGAGTTCACGATCCAATACCCAGTACACATGCAGCCCGTTACCGGATGCCACGATCATAGGTTTCGGCAACTTGTTGGTAGCAACAAACTCGCCTAGCGCACGAAGCCCTTGCTTCCAGTGCGGGAAAGGTTTGTCCGGGCCGCAGTCAATGTCGAGGTACAACGCTTTGATCAGGTGGACATTCTCCTGCTTACGCCCTGCCCGGCGGTCAACAAAGGATGCCACTGCGTAGTACACGTTGTTACCGGCGCCGTTCAGCGCGTCTATGTTGCTTGCCAGCGCAGCTATGTCACTGTGGAATCCCTGCCTCGGTCCTTGGCCTTTGTTGAGTGTTATTGAAACAACATAGCCCTCGGACGGGAGGACCCGCCGAAGAAACTCAAGCGTATCCATGGCCTACCCCTACC